CCTGATCCCATACGTACCAGGCGAAGCGTCGCCAGCCTTGGGTGCGCATCCAGTTCAGCCAGCCGTCCCAATACGGGATGACCTCGTTGTCGCGGTGGATCAGTCCGAGGTTGACCAGCACCTGGCCGTCGTCGGCCATTGGCAGGCTGGCGAAGACGCCGCGCATCAGGCCGTCCCAATCGGCAATGCCGCCGGAGGTGTAGTCGCGCTGGTTGCCATAGGGCGGTGAGGTGAAGCACAGGCGGGCCGAGTCACCCTGCATCAGCGTGGCGACCACGTCCCGGTCAGCAGCATCGCCGCAGATCAGACGGTGCGGACCGATAGACCAGACATCGCCGGTGCGAGACACCGGCACCACAGGAGCATCCGGTACTTCGTCGGCGGCGTCCGGCTCATCGTCTTCCGATGCCTCGGCATCGCTTGCACCCTCGGCCTGGTCGTCTGCGAGCATGGCCTCAAGCTCGCCATCATCGAAGCCCGTCAAGGCCAAGTCGTACCCGGCTTCGGACAGCTCAGCCAGTTCCAGCGCCAGCAGTTCCTCGTTCCAGCCCGCATCGAGTGCCAGCCGGTTGTCGGAGATGACGTAGGCACGCTTCTGGGTCGGGGTCAGATGGGCCAGTTCAATGACCGGCACCTGATCCAGGCCCAGCTTACGGGCAGCGGCCAGCCGACCGTGCCCAGCGATGATGCCGTTGTCGCCGTCGACCAGCACCGGGTTGGTCCAGCCGTACTCGACGATGCTGGCGGCGATCTTGGCCACCTGTTCATCGCTGTGCGTGCGCGGGTTACGGGCGTAGGGAATCAGCGCCTCGACCTGGCGGTATTCGACGTTGAGCATGTGGGTTCACCGGAAAAAAACGCGGCCCGGACAGGAACACCCCGTCACGGGCCGCCAAGCGCCAAAGCACCAAGGGAGAAACGAAAAAACCCGCCGACAGCAGACCGTGGGCGGGTTCAAGAAAGGGGATGGGGCAGATAGGCGGGCTGCAAACTGCAAACCCTGCAAACCTGGGTTTGCACCCTGACGCTAGGGAAATGCCGCGCTCGCGCCCCCCGCATGGGATTTTGGCGAGGAAGGACCCCTTTTGCCTGGGGCCACCTCCTCTCGGTCACACATCTTTTGCGACCATAGCCGTTACTGTAGGTCATTTCAGGGGTGAATGAGACACCCCTTCCGAGCGGGCATCTTGTCAATCGCCCGCACCGATCCTCAACGGCTATTGCGCCTGCGAAACCTCAATTACCTTCCTTTTAAAGTCACGCCATTGAGATGGTCTACCAGGACCTGCAGGGCGCGCTGCCAGTGCCGCTGGGCGGTCTTGGTGCAGCAAGCAAAGCGGATGCTGATCTCGCGCCAGCCGTAGTGCTTGGCCCGCATCCACACCAGATGCCGCTGCTCGACCTCCAACCACTGCACCCAGCGCATGACCTCGAGCATGCGGTCGATGTCCTCCGGGCTCGGCGGGAAGGGTCGGTAGGCCTTCTCGTCTGCGGCGAGCACCTCCCACTCCTGCCGGATGAAGACCGGCCAGACGGTGTAGTAGCCCTGCACTCGCACCGGAGGCAGTCGCCGTCCAGTATTGGCTGCCTCGTCGAGGCGAGCCGCTACATCGTCGATCGTCCAAGTTGCGCGATGCTCAGCCATTGCGACCGCCCTCCTCCTGGCCGGTGCCGTAGAGCCGCTCACCGATTCGTTTCACGAACTGACGCTCGAAATAGTCCAGCCGCTCGTCCGTTTCTGAGACGACCAGGATGTGCTGGTCACGCCAGCCCTGCTGCTTGATGGCATCCAGATCCGGGGTCTGGGGCTGCAGACGTCCGAGGGGGCAGCGGTACTGGTAGCTGGGAACTTTCATGTCACACCTCCTGTGTCTCGAGAGCCCAGTACAGGATCGCCAGCGCATCAGCCTCGTTGTCGTCGGCCGGCGCATGCCCACGTCGGTTGGCGGCGGCGACCATGTCGCCCTTGCTCGCGTTGCCCTTGCCGGTGGCGTGCTTCTTGATCGTGCCGACCGGCACGCCTTGGTACGGGATCTGGTGGTGCTCGCACCAAGCCGTCAGGTGCGCCAGGAAGCCGCCGTAGGCATGGGCAGCATCGACACCAGCGTGGCGGCGGACCTCTTCGAAGGCCACCTGCTCGATGCCGTCGTTGCACTGCTTGATGTCGGTGAGCCAGCGCTTGAAGCGTAGGAATCGCATGCCGCCGCCTTCGAATCGCTGAGGTTTGAAGGATTGGCTGCCGCTGGTGATGCTGCCGTCACGGCTGACCAGTGCCCAGCCGGTTTGAGTGCCCAGGTCGAGCGCCAGGATGTTGCTGTTCATGGTTTCATGTCCTTTTCGTTCCGGTCTGACGCAGCTGACACGGTCTGTCGAAACCCTCCATGAGGCGCGCGTCACGCGCACGTGTAGAGAGTTACGAGGAATAACGTCAGCTGCGTCAGACGATGGCTTTGGGTTCGACGTCAGTTGTCGGTGTAGGGGGTGTATGCGGGTATGGGCGGTGCCTTGAGGCCGATGCCCTGAAACCCGCGCACGCCCATGCTGTTGCGCCATTTCTCCAGCCCGCGCGTGATGAGCAGGTCGGAGAAGCGCCGCTGGGCGCCGATGAACTCGCCTGCGGCTTCGGCCCACTGCTTCCAATCGGCAAAGAGTTCGGCAGTCAGTGACTTGGCGTTGGGCTCGCACACGCAGCGCTCATCGATCCATCTGCCCAGCGCGTCCTCGCCCGCGAAGTACTCCTCGGTCGCATCGACGACTTGTTGCGGCGGATCGAGCCGGCCCAGGCGCTGCCAGTCCAGGCAGCCCTGCACGGCCCAGGCCAGGATGCCGTCGCGCTCGGCCAGCAGTTTCTGCTGCAGGTGCTTGTCGCGCCGCTCGGGCGGAACGGTGATCGTGAACGGAATCAGATGCAGACGCCGCTTCATCGCCTCGTCGATGTTGCGGATCGCCGGCTTGTGGTTGCCCGCCACGAAGAGCTTGAACTGCGGGAAGAACTCGAAGAAGTCCTGCCGCATGAAGCGCGCCGAGATCTTGTCACCCCCGGTGAGGTTCTTGACCTTGGACTCAGCCCAGCGCCTACCCTGCTCCGTTTCGATCGCCGCCACGAAGCGCGCGCCGCGCAGACCGGCCATGTCGGTCGGGTGCCGGTCGGTGCGCGTCTCCATGAAGGTGTCCATTGGCGCATTGGTCGCGTAGTCACCCAGGATGGTGGCCAGGGTGTTGACGAACACCTACTTGCCGTTGGCGCCCGTGCCGTAGAGGAAGAACAAGGCGTGCTCGCGCGTCGACCCAGTCAGCGCGTAGCCGACCATGCGCTGCAGGTAGGCTTGGAGCTCCTTGTCGCCGCCGGTGACCTCGTCGAGGAACTGCCGCCAGGTGGGGCAGTCGCCAGCGGGCGTGGCCGTGGTGATCTTGGTCATCCGATCGGCCCGGTCGTGCGGACGCTGGCGCCCCGTCTTGAGGTCGACCACCCCTCCGGGCGTGTTGAGCAGCCAGGGATCAGCGTCCCACTCATCGGTCGTGGCGGCATGCCGGCGATCCGCGCGAGCCAGACGTTCGACGCCACCCACGGTGCTGGAAGCCGCCAGCTTGGCTGCAATCTTGGGGTTGTCGGCCTTCATGGCCGCCTGGCGGCAGACATGCCGGATCAGGTCGGAGGCCGCCAGCGTGTCCTCTGCGCGCCAGCGGTGTCCGTCCCAAACCAGCCAACGACCCCAGGTCGCCACATAGCGCCAGTCGCGGTGGTAGCGGCGCGTGAAGGCCAGCGCCAGCGCATCCTCGGTACCCCAGACCGACTCCTCTATGCCGTTGCCTGCTTGGGCAGGATCGAGCTCAAGGTCATCGGAAATGAGGTGCATCTGCAGACGCGGGCCATGGGCGATGAAGCCAGCAACGTCGAAGCCCTCGTCCCTGGCATCGGCCGCATCCCAGCCCTCGGGCGCATCCTCGGGCGGGTACAGGATGTGGCAGGACTTGGCCCCCGCCATCAGCAGCGCCTGCGAGGCGCGATCAGCGTACTCCCAGCCCGGCTTATCCTTGTCGGGCCAGATGAGCACGGTCTTGCCGGCCAGCGGCGACCAGTCGGTCTTGTCGATCGGCGCGTTGGCGCCGTGCATCGCGGTGGTCGCGCACAGACCAAGGTCGATCAGCGCCTGCGCGCATTTCTCGCCTTCGACCAGAATCACCGTGCTGGCCGCCGCCATGCCGGGCTGGTTGTATAGCGGCCGCGGCTCGGGCGGCGCCATCTTGCGCCGTTTGGCATCCCAGGGCCGGAACTCCTTCCTGCCTCCGGGCGGGTCGTAGCGGTAGACAACCGCGATCAGGTTGCCACTGGCGTCCAAGTAGTCCCACTTGGCCGTCGCCGGACCGAGTTCGTCGAGGGGTACCTCCTTCTTACGGGTCTTGCGCACCGGGGTTGAACGGGCACGGCCGAGCAGATCGACCGCCGTGTCGAGCACGCGCGGGAAATCGCTGTGCACGTCGATGCCGAAGTGCCCGCCGATCAGGGCGTACACGTCGCCGCCCGTGTTGTCGGCGCGGTCGGTCCACAGTCCTGCCTTCTCACCTTCGAGCACCACCTCCAGGCTGTCACCGGGGCTGCCGAGGATGTCGCCAATGTAGAACTTGCCTCGGCGCTTCTTGCCGGCCGGAAACAGGGTCAACAGCACCGACTCGAGGCGGGCCAGCAATTCCGCGCGCACCTCCTCGCGCTCGGTGTCGCGGTTCAGATCGACGGGTGGCGGGGTGTCGTTGAAGTCAAGCATCGGCAGACCCTCCAATCACATCGGCCACGCCGGCCAGATCGCATGTGGTGCGCGAGTCCTGGCGCAGCTTGTCCAGCGCCTTGGTTTCAATCTGGCGGACGCGCTCGCGGGTGATCGTGAGCTTTTGCGCGACCTCATCCAGCGTGGAGCCCACAAAGTAGCGCTCGCGGATCACGTCGGCTTCCCGTGGTGACAGCGAGTCGATGGCCTGCTGGAGGATGCGACCCACCTGTGAGCGACTGACCAGGCGCAGCGGATCGTCGGCGATGGGTCCGCCGCAGATCAGCGCCTTCACGCTGTCCGCGTCCAGATCGACGCTGGAGTGGTGTTGGGCCAGCGGCTGCAGTTGTTCGTCAGACCACAGGTCGGAGGGCGAGGCCTGCAGGAAGTCGCACAAGGCCCAGGCGCAATCGCGTAGCAGCCCATCGGGCCTCAGCGGCGAGCGCGTGAGGTTGAGATAAGGCAGCAACGCGCCTGCGTAGCTGATGCCAACCGCCTCGGCGAACTGCGCGCCGGGCCGGTGACCGGCCTGTTCAATGGCCCGCAGCAGGCGGGCGTTGCGCACCGTGATGCGAATGCGGTAGTCACTCATGGACGACTCCCTCCCTTCGGTTCCAGCAGCGGTCCTGCCACGTGCACATACGGCATTCGAAGTGCGTCGATTCAGAAAACGACCTCGGCAGCAACTCGCCAGCCTGGGTCGCAGAGATGACCTTGACGGCCCGATCCGACATGCGCTGCGCCAGCGCAGGATCAAAGGGCACGAGCTCGGTGTAGATCTCCATCGAGTCGGCGTTGATCGCGGTGAAGACTGCCGGGTGCTCATGCAGTTCGAGATAGGCCTGGTAGACCGCCACCTGGGCGGCATAGACCGGCTTGGACACCGCCAAGCCGTTCTTCTCCAGATCGCGCCAGGACTTCGCGCCCAGGCACTTGTTCTCCCAGAGCGCGGGATAGCCGAAGCCCTCCGGGCCACCGACGATGACACCGTCGACATGGCCTTTCAGGCAGCCATCGGCTGCTGAGAAGCCGAACTGCTCGCCGTCGGCCTTGCGGGTGCGCAGGTCAAAGCCCGCGTCACGCAGCCAAACGACCATGCAGTCCTCCATGACATGACCGCGCTCGAAGATGCGCAGCATCCGGCCGGGCAGACCGCGCCCATGGTCGATGGGCGCCTTGGCGTACTCGTACTGCAAAGCACGCTCGCAGGCCACGCCCAGGCGCGAGGCCCCGAGGTACTGGCGCTCGGTCTGACGGGCCCGGACCTGCTGCATGCCGGCATCGACCAAGGCGGTGATCTGGCCCGAGATGCTCGATGAGGAGTTGAAGTCCATCATGGTTTCACCCCCTTCGGTTCTTCCCAGGGCAGGTCATCCTCCATGTCGGCGAACGGACTGATGAGCGGGTCGGGCGTCGGTTTCATCCCGCGCACCGGCGGGTACTTGCTCGCCTCGTGGTGCTCGACCATCGCGTTCGTGTAGCAGGTCACGATGGCGTCGATCACTTGCAGCGCCTCGGCCTCGGAGTAGTCGCCCAGCGGTTTGGCAAAGCCGATCTCACCGGCCACCTCGCCGAAAGCCTTCAGGCATTTGCGCATCGCGGCCAGTTCGACATTAGACGGATCGATCATGGCGACCTCCTTGACGTCCATGCGGCCTTCCCCGACCCGTAGCCAGTTGCCGTACAGCGCATGAAATGCGCTCTGGCAGCGTTGCGAGCAGAACGCCCAGTCGATTGGATAGCGCCGGGGGTCGCCCACACCATGACGGATGTCGGTGTGGCCGAAGCCCCGGGCCTGTCGTTTGCAGACCCAGCATTTCACGCCCCTTCCTCGAGCTCGTCGACGAGCAGCGCCAGCTGCAGCGAACCGCCCGCAAAAGCGGCCTCGCAGCGATGGTTGAAATCGCGGTAGCAGGTGGAGCTGCGCGCAATGGCGGTCACCGCGTGAATCTGCGATTCGAGCCGGGCGAGGCCCTGCTCGGACAGCCACTGGTGATGCTTGTGCGAGATGCCCTTGCGGTTGCGGATCTCGCCCAGCAGGTCTTCCGGCAACACGGGGCCATACACCCAGCGCAGCGTGATCTGACCAATGATGTGAGGCGGATTCTGGTCGTGCCCCTGATACCGCCAGTTGAACAAGCGGTACAACGCGCGGTAGTAGTCTGGTTGGAAGCGACGCTCCCAAGTGGCGCAGGACTGACGCAGCAGCTTGGAGACTAACTCCTGCAGCGCGTCAGGCGCTCGGTGGTACTGGTAGCCAGTGGCCTCGTCGATGAGTGCAACCTCTCCGGTGATAGCCAGCGCCCGCATGATCTTCATGCAGTTGGGGACGATGCCCTGGCGGGCCTTGTGCAGCGTGCCATTGATGGCGGCGTTCACCACCTCCGACGCGACGTCGGCAATGATCCCGGCTGGGAAAAACTGCGCCTGACGCCCGGAAGGCAGCAAAATCGGCTCACGAGTTTTTTCTATCTCCGACAAAGAGTTAGGCGAAAAATCGGCCAAAAATCGGACGAAACGGCCACCCTTGTGCGTCTCGTGGAAGCCGAGCAGCTTGGCCAGTTGGCGGCGCACATAGCCACGCTCCCCTCCCTTGAGGACGACGGCCTCGCATTGCAAATCGCCGAAGCGCACGACGCCGTAGTGGCTGGCAGTGAGAACAGTTGCGTTCATGGCGGCCTCCTCACTGAGCCCAGGACGGCTTACCCGCCACCGGCGCGCGTTGAGGGGCTGGAGCTGCGTAGGTCGCAGCCGCCTGCGCCGGAGCGCCGGAAGTCCCGCCACCCGGGTTGGACTTCGCCGGAACCCCCATCAACTTGGCATAGTCGGGGTGGTCGGGCTCGACCGCGACCTTGACTACGTTGCGGTCTTGGCCCTTGCTGTCTTTCTCCACATCGACGCGCGCCAGGAACTCGATGCCGTCCAGATCCGCGAAGCTATGGATGCGACGGGCCGCTGCAGCCTGGGGCGAGTTGTCCTGCGGGTTGACGTTGCGGGCGCTGTTGAGCAGCGCACGGATGAAGCTGCGGCCCATCTGCGCCCAGATGGGTCCCTTGGGTGAATGCAGCCCGACGTTGGACCACAACTTGCGCTTGGCAAACGGTCCGCTGGTCACCACAAACTCACAGGCCAGGTAGACCGCGCCCGTATCGAACGACTGAGTGGCGTAGCCGCCCGTCCAGCCCTGGCTCTGGTTGTCAAAGCCACCGGGTTTGATGGTCATGCGCACCGGCACGGTCGTACCGCGCGGGATCAGCTCGAAACCACCCTGCTGGGCCTCGGCATCGTTGAAGTCGTTCCAGCTGGCGGGGGCCGCTGCATGGTCGTAGGTATTCATGATGAGTCCTTTCAGTCGTTGGTTTCAGAGGGGGTGGCTTGGCCAAGGCACTTGGCGATGAGCTTGCCGAGATGGGGTTCCTCGATCGGAGCGAGGCGGCCGCTGCGGTCTTTGCTGGGGTAGCCGAATGCGTTATCCGCCCCCGTCACAAAGGCTCGGTACGGGGTCCCGTCCTCGGCCTTGAGGACGGCCAGCGTCACGATCTCGTCGAGCACACCGGGCAGTTCCAAGGCGGTCTTGCTGCCTTCGAGTTGCAGCTGGTAGTAGCGGCGGTTGAAGTCGTCGGTCTTCTCTTCCAGGATCGCGACGTAGATGACGTGCTTGTCCCGCACGTGCTGCAGGTGCGTGAGCGCCGTGATCATTTCCTGCCCCAGCAAACCGTAAGCACCCCGGCTGTCGGGCTTGCCGGTCTTCTCGCTGAAGGCCTGCGGCTGGGTTTTGCACCAGGACAGGCACAGTCGCGAGAGCACGGTCAGGCTGTCGACGAAGTAGGTGTCGTACTTGGCCAGCTGCGCGGGATCGCCATAGGTGGCGCAGACATGGTCGAAATGCGCCTTCGAAAACGCCTGATCGGCAGTCGCCGTCGGCATGGGCCCAGCCAGGAAGACCACCAGGTCGCGGAATTCCTGCCAAGTGCGCGGGCGCACCGTGTCCCCAGGCCAATCCTTGACGGACAGGCCTCCTGCCTCGGTGTCGACAAACAAGGTGGACGGCGCTGGCAAATTCCAGAGTTGGGTGGTCTTTCCTACGCCGGGGAAACCCACCAGACCGATCTTGGCGCTATGACGCTCCTTGAGCCGTTCTTCAGCCGTGATGATGGGGAAAGCCATCACTGCACCTCCCGATCGCTGGACTGCTGACGCAAGGTGAACTTCGCCGCCTTGGGCTTAACCCATTTCATGACACACATCTTTTCGAACCGCGCTGCGGTACAGTTCCTGTTTTGACGAAATTGGGTTGATGACGGGCATGACGTGGGCAGAGCAGGAGCTGGGGGAGGCATCGCTGGGCGAT